CAATGAATATATTAGTAACTATATAACAAAGTACTATTAATGTCCTAATTAAAGCTATGCGATCAGCTTCTTTATTTGTTGCTCCAGATTTCTCACCAAGAGCTTTGGCCCATATTCTCCAGAATTTCATGTTGGAATTATTTTACTTCAAACGCGGCATTACATTTGCCGCCAGTTTGGGCTTCGGCTAACTTCATAGCAGTGAGTTGATCTAAAGAGTAAACAAAAGTTTCAGTCTTCCAACCAGTTGACAATGTAACCACACAACGCCATTGCTTCATCTTCATTACTAAATCCTCATTACTGCTTATTATATAGATATTTATAGATGAGTCAAGCAGTTTTTTATATTGTATTTTTTGTTGGAAAACCATATTATAGCAAATACAACTCTTATACAAGTAAGTATTTGAAATTCAGGAGAACTTATGTCAAAGACCGTATTGATTACAGGTGGCGCAGGTTGAGTATAAATACTTCAAATAACTTTGGAGTAAAAAAAATGGAAAAGTATGGGTTTATCTATATTTGGTATGATACTAACCATAAAAAGTATTACATAGGAAGCCATTGGGGTCAAATTAACGATAGATATATTTGTTCATCTAAATGGATGAAGAAGGCCTACAAAAATCGTCCGAGCGAGTTTAAAAGACGTATATTAGAGTCAGGCATAAAAAAGAATAAACTTAAAGCAAACGAATATCGTTGGTTATCAATGATAAAAGATGAAGAATTAGGAAAGAGATATTATAATTTGAACAATAAAAAAATACTTAAACCTGGAAATTGGCCAACTGGAAGAACACGTTCTGAAGAAACTAAACAAAAGATTTCTGAGGCATTAAAAGGAAATACACCTTGGAATAAAGGGGTCCCGATGTCAAATGATCAAAAAGAAAAACTTAGACTAATAAATTTAGGAAAAGGTCATTCAGAAGATACTAAGAAAAGAGTATCCTTGTCATTGATAGGCAATAAACGAAGAAGTGGAAAACTACACTCAACTGAGGACTTAGAAAAGATGTCAAAGTCACAAAAGAAAATATGGGATAATAATTCAGAACGGAAAAAACAGCAGTCAATAAGAATGAAACAATATTGGGAAAATTATCGAAATAGGAAGAAGGAAAACAATGAGTAAAACTTGCCTTATTACCGGTGGAGCTGGATTTATAGCACATCATGTTATCGACAGAATACTCAATACAACTGATTGGAACATTGTTAGTTTGGATCGGTTGGACTATAGTGGTAATTTAAATAGATTGCATCACATGATGATGACACACGATGCTGATGTACGTAAGCGTGTTAAGATCGTTTATCATGATCTTAAGGCAGAGATCAATCCCCAAACTCGAAGTATGATTGGTAAAGTTGATATTGTTATGCATCTTGCTGCCGGTAGCCATGTTGATCGCAGTATTGAATTCCCGATGGAATTTGTTATGGATAATGTTGTTGGTACAGGACATGCACTACAGTATGCTCGCACCATTGACAATCTAGAACGATTTGTTTATTTCTCCACAGATGAAGTATTCGGCCCTGCTCCTAATGGTGTATACTATAAGGAATATGATCGTTATAACAGCACCAACCCTTACAGTGCTGCTAAGGCAGGCGGGGAAGAACTTGCTGTTGCATTTGAAAACACATATGGATTGCCAGTTTATGTAACACATACTATGAATGTGTTTGGTGAACGTCAGCATCCAGAAAAGTATATTCCTATGTGTATTCGTAAGGCTCGTGACGGCGAAAGCATCACAGTGCATAGCGACAGCAGCAAGACAATTCCAGGTAGTCGTCATTATATCCATGCAGCAGACGTTGCAGATGCAATGATGTTTTTGTTGGATCTTAAGAACTTTCAGATGCCCCCAGAGTTTGGCGGCGCCAAGTGTCCAAAATTTAACATTGTTGGCAAGGAAGAGATCAACAATCTAGAATTAGCCAGAATCATTGCTCAGTCACAAGGAAAAGATCTCAATTATGAAATGGTAGATTTCCACAGTAGTCGTCCAGGGCACGATCTTCGTTATAGTCTCAGTGGCGAATTTATGAAGAGCTTGGGGTGGGAACCTCGTATTGCACTAACAGAACGTATTGCACAGGTAGTAGATTGGACACTGGCAAATCCAGACTGGTTGGAGATTAAACTATGAAATATGGCGTATTAGTAACATCAGCAGCTAATGCTAAGTTTAGTGTTTATTCACCTGAGGAGCGTGTTGAGCAGACTCTTAAGACAGTAGAGTCTATTAAAGAACGTATTCCTAATGCTTTTATTATTATGACTGATTGTGGTATTCCTGGAATTGAAGGCGAACTTAAAAACAAGCTAGTTGCTAGTGTTGACAAGTTCATTGATTTCAGTAAGGACCCTAATGTAAATTGGATTGCCACCAATGTTACACATCAGGATACTGTAAAGAATCTAACTGAACTTGTTGTAGTCAGCAAGTTCTTTAAGCTGGCAAAGAAGCATGAGTGGTTTGCTGATTGTGATCGTGTGTTCAAAGTAAGTGGGAGATATTGGCTAACAGATAATTTTGACATCACACGTTATGAGCAAGCAGACGCCAAGGGTAAGTATGTTGTTAGTAAGAAGATGCTAAGTCAATTCCCGATGGAATATGTTGGGCAAAGTCTGCAATATATGTTGCGTGTCTATAGCTTAGATATTTCACTGCTAGATGATTTTATCACACAGTTGGGTATTATGAGCAAGCATATGCAAGATAAGGTTAATAATAAAGGCTATATTGATATTGAACATCTATTCTGTAAGTTCCTTCCTGCTGATAAAACATTGGAAATTGCTAGGACAGGGGTTGCAGGCAATGTAGCTCCCAATGGTGCATTTATCGAGAATTAAAATGATTAGAAAAGATATTGACTGGCGTACTGCCAGTGCAGAATATGTTACAGCGAAACCATTTCAACATGTTGTCATTGATGATTTTTGGCTTTCTGAAATTGCAGAGGAATTATACAACGAATTTCCTAAATATGATGATCATAAAGTTTGGAACGCACATTACAACAATGCTATCGAAAATAAAAAAGCTTGTAATCACTGGGATAAGTTCCCTAGAACCACTTATAAAGCATTTAATTTTTTAAATAGTGCAGAGTTTACTAAACTAGTAAAACAAACAACATTTCACTATGATATTGAAATGGATGTTGGCTTACATGGTGGCGGGTGGCATGCACACATGAATGGTGGAAATCTAAATATGCATTTGGATTACAATATTCATCCTAAGCTAGGTCTTCAGCGTAGATTAAACATTATTGTTTATTTGAGTAAAGATTGGGATACAGCATATGGTGGCGGATTAGAACTTTGGAGTCATAACGAAGAAACTAATCAACCATTAGCTCATGTCAAAACAGTTGATATTAAATTTAATCGTGCTGTCTTATTCAACACAACACAGAATAGTTGGCATGGATTGCCTTTACCATTAAGTTGTCCGGATGATATGATTCGCCAAAGTATGGCTGCTTATTATTTAGGACCAGCTGAAAAGAATACTCCAGATCGTCCTCGTGCTAGATTTGCTCCAAGGCAAGATCAGATTGGAAATGCTGAAATTGAAGAATTAATTAAACAGCGTTCCAGTATACAAACAGTAAAGTATACTTAAGTCAAAAAAATAGGGTAGTTAAACTACCCTATTTTAGTATACCAAATTAAACTTTGGTCTTCTTAGTCTTTGGTTTTGCTACCTTTGCAGCAACTGCCTTTTCAATTGCGGCTGCTTTAACAGCAGTCTTCTTTACTTTTGCGGCAGTCTTCTTAACAGCAACTTCTACGGCTGCCTTTTCTACTACAGCAACTTCTTCAACTTTAGCAACTTCGGCTGTAACCTTAGTTTCTACAGTCTTAGCAGTTTCCTCAACCTTTTTAACTTCTGCAACAACTTCATTTTTAATTTCAGTTACTGCTTCTGCTATTGTTTCCTTCTTGGTTAGCATCTTATAAAGACCATAACCAATTGCAGCAAGAATAGCAAGAATAATAATGTATTCCATAATTGACTCCTATCGATAAGCACACTTATATATGCTTAAGAATAGGAGTCAAATTATTTTACTTTGCAGTAGTAAACATGCTCAATGAGTCAGTAACAGTCTTGGTTGCATACTTGGCTGTTTCAACCTGTAGATCCAAACTCTTCTCTAGAATAGTACGAAGCTCTGCTGGTTGTACCAAAGCAAACATCATACGAGCTGAACGACTATAATCTTCAATCATCTTAGTAGTATCATAAGCCTTAGACATCTGTATCTCCTTTTTGAATAAATGCTTTACTACATTTATTTATAATAAGATAACACAATTTACCTGGCAGTGCAACATAAATTTAATATTTTGGTAAAATTAATTACGATTTAATATTTTTTCTAACTATTTCGTATGCCTCACGCAACGCAGTTAATCGAATCGCACAAGCAGATGCATCGATTACATTTCGATGTTGACGATGATATTCACGCCATTGCTCAGTTTCTTTAATTAAGTTTTCAAGCTGGATTAGCATAATTTTTAATTTCTTCATACAATGCAAAGCTGGCTAGATTTTTAGCCTTAGCTTCAACTTGGATATCAAACATAGGCCAAAATTCGCTAACATACATATTAACAGCTTGATTCCACATGAAGTTACTATGTGCTCGCAACTTCTGCTTCTTATAACCATTGTCTAGTAGATCAAACATATCAGGCATTACAACAGGATCATGATGTCCCAATATATCCTCACGGCTACAACTATAATGTAGAGTAGGCCTAACACCGCGCCAACTAGATTCAATCTGTTTGACCTTATCGTCAGTGGCACAAATGTACTCTCCCGTATTGACCCAATGGTGATGTACATCCAAAACGATAGCAACATCACGTCCAATAGTAAGACACTCATCTAATCCCCACGCATTTTCTTCGTTTTCGATAGTTATAAGATTCCTAGCCTCAGGGCTAAGACGACCCAAAGCAGCGACAATTCCGGCAGGGCCCCGACGTCCAGCAATGTGTACGTTGATTTTGAACCCGTGCTCATGCCATTCTCGTCCGTAGCCCATCCAACGTGCCATGTCAACATGATATTCAAACTCCTCTATAGACCTGCGAACAACATCGTCATTATCACTTGCCAAAACGCAAAACTGCCCAGGATGAAAACTGAGACGCACGTTATGAAGTCTAGCCATTCTCCCAATTTCGCTGAATTTTCTTTCAGCATAGCTTCGTACCCCTGGTTGATTATAAAAATACCCAAAATTTGGCTCTGTATATACAGGCAGCACATCGCTGCTAATTCGAACCATTCTAAAATGCTCATCTAAAGCTCCAACTTTCTTTACTAGTTTATATACCGAATCTAGGTTAGCTACCATTAGATCCCATAACTTCTGTTCAGCAACAGCAGTTGTTTGACGCTTAAGCCAAGCAACAGTTGTGGTACCAGTGTTGAACTCTTTGGCAGTGTCTTTTTGATTGATCCCATTAATCTGAGAGGGACCATCAATCCATTTGCAGCAAAAGCCGATACGTTGTGTCATATTATGATAATAGCATAAATTCAATTGATGTCAATCGAGTTGTTTAAATATAACATGATATCCGAAACTAAAGAAAATTTTACAAATATGCGAGCTCAAGAATTAGAATTTTTGGATAGAGAATTATATTTGGATTTAGAAAGATCATTCGGCAAGTATCTGTTTGTTCCTTTTGATATTCCCAATATATTACCCAATGATATCGAACGATTTGTTAACTTTTTCTTTACACAGGCTGGATCCATATCCAAAAGAATCTCAGATTTTTCATCCAAAGTAAACAGTATTGATCCTGCTAATTCATATCTATCCATTAATAGTGTAAGTCCAAATTGGACAGGTGGCTCGTTTACAACTAATCCTTGTCCCGAAGCGTATATCGAGTTTCCTGAATTATTTGAACAGATACATGATTATATGCCATTTGTTGGCGGAAAAGACTTTAGATGGAGCATGTGGAGCAGCAGAGCAAATGTGCCTTTACACAGGGATTTAACAAGTATGATAGATGCTCCCACTGCTATACGAATTAAACTAGTTGATACTAATCCATTTGAAACACTTAGCTTAATTTTAGATCCCGTTGACAAAGAAGTTGATCATAAATTTTCATTGCCTATTCTAAGTGACACTAATAGTTTTGCTTGGAATAATCTGAGAACTAAACATAAAAGTGTATATTTAAAACATCCTACTAATGCTTATCGTAAGATACTTTTTATTGTAAGAGAAGAACCTAAGACTGCAAAAGAAATTAATCAGTACGTGGATCTATTAGAAAAAAGCATTGCAAAGTATAAAAAAGAAACTGTAATAGACACGATTACTACTATAAGTGATTATCTTCATGTACATTAAATATTTGAATTTCCCATCAGTTCCTGACCATCTATTAGAAAGTGTCAATGATATAATTAACAAACCTTGTGAAAATATGTTAGTTAAAGATTTTGACACATTTCAATATAAACCCGTACGACAAGATCTATTAGACTGGCTTAATAATAATATCAAAGGTAAGTTTTATGCAAAATATCAAGTGATATATGCTGGCATACCCATACACAAAGATAACCCTGCTTTTCCTGGCGATAGACGTATTGCCTACAACTATATTATTGACACCGGCGGTCCAAATGTTATAACATCAGTATATGACGAAAATAAAATTCTAATAGAGTCTGAACATTTGCCTGCTAAAACTTGGCATAGTTTAGTAGTAGAACGTTATCATGGCGTAGAAGGAATTGATCCAAATCATCCTAGAGTTGCGTTAACAGTAACGCCTTTATTAAGTTTTGGTCCAAAAAATATTACCAAGTAAAGGTTATCATGTACTTAAGACAAGGGCACTATTTTTATAACGATAAAGTATATCTATCTAGAGCAGCAGCATTTGACGATATGCTGCTTAACAAAGATTATAATTCGTCGATCACATTTCATTTTAATGAGGATGTATTTGATAATATTAATTGGGAAATTGAACCCGAGTCAGATATATCAACTCTTTATAAAATGAGAGCTCAGCAGATTAGAGACAAGTATAACTATGTTATTTTAAGCTTTAGTGGCGGTAGCGACTCGACTCAAATTTTATGGACTTTCTTAAAGAACAATATCTTCATTGATGAAATTCAGATTGTCAATTACAATGATATTGTTAGTAAAATGGATCATACCGCAATGCTTAAGGATGATATGGTCAGTGAGTATCTAGAGTATGATTACGCTGCATTACCAATCTTAAAGAAAGTGGCAAAAATTAGTCCAAATACAAAAATTACAACGATTGATATCAGTGCTGATGCAATTGAAAATTACAAGAAATCATTTGGGTCGTTGGGTCTTGAAGATGATAAGTTTCATAATGGTAGTCAACGATTATACCTTAGTATTCCGCGAATGTATAGTTATGCACTATTAAAGTATAACTCTCAGGTAAAAAATCCTACACGTAATGCCTGTATTGTTAAAGGATTTGAAAAGCCAATATTGTCGTTGGACCTTAAGAATAAAGAAAGCCTATATTTTAATTTCAATGACATGACTATGCGAGAATTAGAAAATGTTAGAAGAAAGCAAACACCTGACGATTTAGTCAGCGAGCTGTTTTTTTGGTCTAGAGATTTTCCGTTAATTCCTATTAAACAAAGTCATATGATTAAACGTGTTTTAGAAACAAATAAAGATTTTTACGAACTATTTTTTGAAAGACAAGTAAAACTTTTTAAACATGAGTTAAAAAAGCAAGCAGGATATAGCTCTGTGCATACAAGCGAACGTATGGTAAATCATATCATATATCCAGACTGGGATCCCACAGTATTTGCTGCTCCAAAACCAACTTCACATTTAATTGAGCCAGATGCTTATCTAATTAAACGTGTGATTGGAAATCATCACGGACATCAAGTTCGAACTGAGGCTATAGATTATTACCTCAATAAATATGCGTTGATTCAAAATAAATTTCAATTTGTTAAAACATTTTTAACTAAAAGATATTCAATAGGAAAGATGAACATCAAATGGGTAGAATAACATCAGTTGCCTTAGGCTTAATGTTAACAGCAACCGCTGTACATGCAGAAACTGCAAAAGTAAACATTTATAGTAGATTTCCTCTTACAAGCACCATTGGAATTTCAGGAATGAAATTTACTTCAATGCTTAATACTGCACAAACAAAGTATGAGTTTGTTTATACTGTATTAGCAGGAGCAGGCGGAGAGATTGCTGATCAACGTGCATTGGTTGCTGCCCGAGCTAAGGAGCGTGTGTTAGTATGGGGTACAACTTCAAATTTCTCATTAAATGGCTTACAGTTTCCTAACTCATACGATAGAGATAATGATTTTGTTTTTGTGTCTTCTATATTAACTACAAGTTCAAATATTGTTGTACCAAAAAGTTCAAAAATCAACTCAATTGAAGAACTTGTAGCTTTACTAAAGAGCAAGGACAAAGTGTTTACAGCTAGTACACTACAGTCGAATTTGCATAAGATCAACAATCAAGCATTTTTAGATAAGTTTGGTATTAAAAATGTAGAGACCATAAACTACAATACAGCGACTGAAATTTCTAAGTCGATGTTAACCGGCGAAACTGATTATACTGTTCAAAATCAAGATGATGTAACTGATTCAAAAGCATTGGTTACTAGTCTAAAAAATAGACATTATAAATTTCCTGATGTGCCAAATGGAGTAGATGTAAATATTCCTGACTTTCAATTTTCATCTTTGGGCTTGTTATATACTCCTAAGGAAAATCAAGCTCTTGCAAATGAAATTAAAGATATAGTGTTTAAAGTATGTTTAACAGATTTCAATGATTTCCTAAACAGTTTACCAACTTGGTATACAACAGCATGTGACACTGACGATATACGTATTAAAACGCAGATATTAAAAGAGAGAAGCCTTGTATCTAAATATAGCGAAGCATTAACTTTTAAATGATCAAAAAAATAATATTCTTTGGCGATCACGCAGGCAAAGATTTTGATGATATGTGGAATCTAGATTATATCTTCCTCAAATCGTCTGCTTTGCTTCGATTAACTTATGCAATGAGGCAAGAAGGGTTCGAAGTAAAACAAGTACATCATTGCACTTCATTTAATAATGAAGAATTGGAACATATTTTAAATGATTTCAGTCAAGGTCAACCTGTACTAATCTGTATTAGTAGTAGCTTTATAACTAGTGTTAATAGATTAGATTATGCGTTTCATGCTGAAGAAACCAAACGTACTATTCCAGATCTTGGAGATTTTTGGGGTAAACGAACATTTAATTTTCTAATGACATTGGGCACACTTGCTAAGAAATATAAGTTTCCAGTAATAATGGGTGGCTTTGATATTCGAGATTATAAGTTCATTGATCCTAAAGATATTAGAGCGTGGGGGTTAGATGCGTTAAATTTGTTCATTGATTATTATGTTATGGGGCCAAACCCTGCAGTAATTGGTGAATTTTGTCGTACTGGTTATTTGCCGCATAAAACAATTAAAGGAAAAATTAGAGATTCTAAGATTGTAATTACAGGCCCGGTTAAAGATTATAGCGATTTTGGATTTAAAACTGATATTGGAGATAACATCTCCCCCAATGAAGCATTAATATCACAAATTGCAGATGGATGTATTTTTAGTTGTAGCTTTTGTACTTACAGTGCATTAGGTAAACGACCGCATGAATATTGTAGGACATATGAAAGTGTTAAGAATGAAATAGTAAGTAATTATGAAAACTTTGGTGTCAGAGTTTATATGTTCGTCGATCATATGATCAATGATTATCCTGAGAAATTAAAATACCTAATACGCATCAGAGAAGAAACTGGCATTGATGTTAGATGGGGTGCTTATGCACGATTAGATACTATAAAAACACGCGAGCAAGCTCAGATGTTTAAAGATGCCGGCTGTGCAGGCGTAATTTTTGGTATTGAATCAATGAAAAAAGAAGTTGGTCCGTATATAGGAAAAATGACTGATGGAGAAAAAATTAAAGATCTACTTTATAATTTTAGAGATGTTTTAGGTGATACTGCACTTACTAGTGGTTCGTATATTGCAGGTGCACCAACTGAAACAAAAGAAGAACTAAAACAAACATATGAATGGTTGCTGTCGGCTGAAGGTAAAAATCTATTAGATCATTTTATCTTTACTCCATTATTCATTGAGCCGGGAATTAACGATCGAACTGAAATTAATCAAGCCAGAAATGATCCTTTCAGAGATTATGTATTAGCTGAAGGTAAAGAAAAATATTGGGGGACAGGGTGGACTAGCCCTTGGGGAAAATATGAAGATTATTTAGAACTTGCTATCAAATACAGCGATTTTAATAATAAATCTATTACACCCGAAGAAGCAATGTCAGCAATGCGAGGTATATTTGCAATACCAATAATGCATAATCTGTTGCCTGGAGGAGTAGATCAATATATTGCTGATATGAGAGCTCGTAAAAGTATTAACTACGACAATAGAGAACTTTTCAAAACAAAAAATCGTCAATTAATTGAAAATTATAAAAAGATGACATTAGGAAATTCATATGGGCTCTTTAGTAAAAATAACACTGTTGAACATCCATTAAGTTTAATGAAGAAATTAATGAAATCTCAAGATTTAAAATGATGTGGGTAAAGAAAAGTAAATCCTAAGAATTCTTCAGGTCCCGAGTTAATTAATCGTTCGATATGAGGAATTAATTCTTTCGCTAATATGTCATGCCCGCTGTCAGTGAAATGATTTTTTCTCTTATCGCTTGTATGTGCTTGCCACGATGAATCATCTAATTTACTAAGATTCATTAATCCTTTAGGTTCAGAAATACACCATAGCCCATGTGTTTTTTCAAAAAAACTTGAATCAAATGCTGGTAAATTAATCATTTTGATATTACGTTCTTTACATTTTTTCTGCATGTCAACTACCATTAATTTTTGCATAGTTTTCATATAACAATGATCATACAGGTGTTCGTAATATTGTTGAGCAGCATTCATTACCGTTTGAAATTCAGGTGATTGTTCTTCTTTAGATTTTAATGTGAACACTTTTAAAAATTTATATGTAACTGGATCAAATAATCGTTGAATTGAAAATTTTGGATGATAAAGTCTATCAAATCCTGTATAACAACAAAACATTATGTCAGGATTTTTTTCAAGTTGAGTTAAAAATCGAGCATAAATTTTGTACTGATCGCCACCTGGAAATCCTACATGGTCTAATACTTCTAAATTTAAAGATTTACATATCTTCTCTAGATATGTTCCTTCATAATACTGTGTAAAACTATCGCCAACTATAGTTATTGTTGTCAAAATACAGGTACCTTATTTGATAAGCTAAACATTCTGGCATCCCACACAGTATTAACTAACGGCTCGCCTTTAATGTTCATACTTGTATTCAATAGCATTGGACATCCAGTTTTTTCATACCATGCTTCTAATATTGGACGTAGTATACTAGGATTATCTTTGTTTACCGTTTGCACCCGACTGGTTCCGTCTTCATGTATAATAGCAGGAAATAGATCAGGACGACGACATTTAACTGCAAACTGCATATAATCATAACAATTATGATTCAATTCAAAATATTCATCTGCATGTTCAGCTAATATAGCAGGAGCAAATGGTCTAAATGGTTCACGCTTTTTAACAGCATTAACTTGATCTTTAATGTTAATACAACGCGGATCTGCTAATATACTGCGATTACCTAATGCTCTTGGGCCAAATTCTGCACGGCCGCTGGCAACAGCAATTACTTGTCCTTGATGAAGGTAATCAATTACACTGCGAATATCAACATGTTTCTTAATGTCGTGCCCTAGGTAGGCATGATCTAAATTAACAGCCTGCTTAGTATGATAAGCTATTGCTCCCAAACTTAATCCTGCATCACCTGGGTTAGGTGGAATCCAAATACGATCAAATGCTTTTAACTGATCAATTTCACCATTGACTGCACAATTAAGTGCGCCGCCGCCAGTAATAATTAAATTCTTACTGGGAATATGAACTTGAGCATATGCACACAAACTAATCATATACTCTTTAAATATCTGCTGAACACTGGCAGCAAAGTTTATGTAATCATCGGGATGTATAGTAATCCATGGTTTCATCCCACGATGTAGATTATATCTTAGTTTAGATCTGGGACCATCCCAAATTTTGAATAACTTATCTTTCAATAATTTTGTGTATGTTGGCTTACCATATGCAGCCATTCCCATCAGAATATATTCTTCTTCATTGGGTTTGAGACCAATAGCTTCCGTGGCAGCACTATAGAACAATCCCATACTATTAGGATATGTTGTTCTAAAGATGCATTTTAATCCCTTACTATCAGCTGACCAAATACTAGTAGTATCCCATTCTCCAATTGCATCAACAACTATAATAGTAGCATTAGGAAACTTACTGGTATAGAATCCCATTGCAGCATGGGCAGCATGATGAGGAACATATGTAATTGGTAAATGATTTAAACTGTTTTCTTTAAGATACTTTTTTGTATTTTGAAATATAGGAGTTTCGCCTGAATACCATCGACGCATTGCTTTGCTAAATGGCTTTTCAAACCAAACTATTTCAGTTGGTGTTCCATAATTAAAACAATCATCTAATAGTTTATGATCTAAATTTTTGTCATTCTTTCGACGACTATATCGTTCAGAATGTCCGGCAAATCTTATATCGTTACCTTTAACGAGGCATATACTTGCATCATGGTTGAGAGCATTAATACCTAATATCATCAGTAGATAAATGGATCCTTGTTTCGTAATTCTTGTAATATCTTGCGACGAGCTCTTTTATATTTCCAAATATGATAAGGAGCAAGTAGCCATGCTATAAAGCCTGCCATCTATTTCCTCCTTGACACATATAAAACTTTGGATGATTTTCATTTGAAGCTAAAACAAAAACTACTTCGTTTGGTTCACCAACATAATCAGGGATAGTTCCATTAACAGAGAATTTAATTCCCATTATTCTTAAAGGATTATTCATTTCAATGATGTCTTCTTTTAATATTATTTGAGGTTGATTATTAGTACCAAGTGCCAGATTTCCAATACGTGTGCTACCAACAAACATTGTACGAGTACCTATTTTAGTAAAAGATACTTCTGAATCTTCATCCCATATGGTTAATGCTCCACGTGGTTCGTCGGTGTTTATTCCAACTTTGCCTGATGAACTTATATAAACAGTGTCACTAAATTTCGCATCCCCTAATACATTAAGTTCCTGCAAATTACCTACTCTTCGTAGATTACTTTGTGAAACACTTGTAGAGATACTATCGCCGCTAATAATAGGAGAGCCATCTTTCAATAGTCCTTTAAAAGGTTCAATTGATTGATCAAAAATCAATTGACTATGCATTTGTATCATTTGGCTGAATGGCCCATGATCTAAGATATCTGTGCCAATTTCTAATGTGCCTGTCAAACTTAAATTTTTTGCGGTGATAGTATCAGCAGCAGTAATATTCAACGCTGTAAATTCACCTTCAACTACCACATGATCATCTAATATAGTTAATTGTGCAGCAGTTGCTTTGTCATCAATACCAGTACTACTAAAATTTTTAATTAATCCGCCGGATACATAATCACCTGATATTGCGTTAGGTTTCCAAGCAATCGATGATAATGGTATACTTTCGTTTGGAAAGTCCATCTTGTCAAGTGTTATTGTAATTTCATTTTTTACTAATCGTTCAACAATATCCTTAACAGGGACTATTTCAAGCTCTTGCTGAACAAGACTTCTACTTTGTGTGTGAATATGCTGATTTGTTTCTAATTTAATAATGCCAAGTATATGATTTTTAATATCATCGGACGCTGATAATTCTGAATAAATTTTACCTGCAACATTACTAATGATGTTGCCAACCGCAGCATCTATCTTTTCTTGAATACTTGCTTTAAGTGCATCACCATTCAAATAATCTTGAATGGTTGCTTGTATCTGTTGGTTAATTTGTTTTTCAAGGTCTAAATTGATCATTTAAAATTTCACAGTAATAATATGTTCAAACATTTTACTGAAAAAACCTTTATAGAGCAAGTTTTTCTGAATGACATATTGTTTACTGCCAGCATCGCTGCTGTATTTGGCCAACTGTTTGAAGTACATAGTACGACGTTTATTTGGTCCAATGGTTAAAAGATCTCGATGATCTTTTATACAATACCAATAGTGATTCCATAACTGCTTGTCTGTTTTGTCAGCAATGCTATTTTCTAGCATAATGTAGTTATTATTACCATTGATACTAGTAGAATCAATTTGGTTTTTCTTATGAGGTGCAAAGTTCTTATAGTCTTGCAGTGTGGTAATTAACCATCTGTCGGTAACTTTAGCTAAGTTATCTAATAATTCTCTTTGAATTATCTCAGAATCAGCATAGGTAAAGTATTCATCTAATGCTATAACAATGTTGTATTTGGAATTAATATTATCTAATGATTCAACAACTTTAGTTACATTAGAGAAATCAAATATTTTTGCAAGTGCAGGGTCACAATGAATAGTGACTGAATAATTTTTAGCTAATGTTAACGCAATTGGGTTAAATGTTGTGAACAAAATTGATGTTGAGTTGACATCTAAAGTAGATACCAGCTCTAATATAATACTAGCTTTTGTGTCAACGCTTTCTTCCCATCGGTTATTATACATACCAATGTGTTTGATTAATTGCCAGTATTGTGTTTCAGACTCTCTTTGAACTATCATTGTAAAATATTTATCGAAAACTTAATTAAAAGTTATCACCAAAATAATTCTACGCTCATTATATAAGCAGTATTTGTGAGCATGTGGCTCACCTGAGAATACGATAGCTTTATGTAATTGTGGCTCAACTTGTTTGATCAGATTATAATCATTATCAAATATACATGTTTGTCCATTTTCAAATTCATTGATATACAGCACAAAATTTTTATGTTCAAATTTATGATCAGTATGAATTCTGGTCATTTCTAATGGGCTATGCATCGTACTATTAAGAGCAGCTCTGAAAATTGTATTAACTTCTACATTATTTTCTTTGCAGAATTTTTTAAAAATATTAATACAAATGTCATAATATGGTGAATTAATATTTCCAGTAACCGGTTCTCCATCTGTATTTCTATGCATTAGTGTATGCACAAGAAAATAAAAAGCAGTGTCGTCATGGTTTTTCTCTCTTTGATAAAACCATGAAAACTCTCCACTTAATACATATTGAAGAAACTTTATCTCGTCGGAATTAAAATTGCAAGTATTTTCAACATAGAACATTTAATTAATCACGTATCTTCCATGTTGTACTTCAACATCTAAATCATGATGTGTTAGATTAAACTTGTCATAACCTACTTTAAGTTGATTCCAAAAATCAATATACTTGCTATCTTGATTAAGCAACATACTAATTCCACTCATTCGAAATGGATAAATCTGTAATTGTACTGACTTTTGTCCTGCTTTAAGTGCATCTCTGACAGCAGCAAACAAATCTTGCATGGGAGCATCTTGAATTGCGTAGCAGCCTGCACTGTCACATCCTCCGTGAATCATAAGAGATGAACCAGCTGACTTATGAACACGATCATAGTTATTTGGGTAACCTGTATTCAAACTTAGAAAGCGAATACTGTGATAATTTAATTGATTAGCACTAATACTATAAAAACCCTCAGGAGCTTGTCGATCACCACTTCGATGTTTTGGGCCAAGCTCGCCACTATATGTACATACTGTAAAGATATTAACGAGAGCGTAATCACCTTTAGATGTCTTACGCCATAGTTCAAGTTCATTTGATTGTTTAAAAATTCTAATTAATACAGGGCTAGTTGATGTTGCACCAATATTTTCGCTTGCAGTAAGTAATGCAGGCGTTTGCGGCGCAAGTCCACGACGTGGATCAACATGATCATAAACAATGCCACAGCCGCTAAGAGCTAATGCAAAAAAAACAACAAGAATATTTTTCATATTAGGCCCAAAGTGAACGACGAATCTTAATAATACGAATAAGCATAGCTTCATCTTCAGCATCGTATGCTGCTTCAATCTCACGCAACTTCTTATGTGTTACAGTAGAAAGTTCTGCTAGTTCAGGATTTTTTTCCTTATTATTAAAAATCTTGTACCCTTGTTCTTCGCTCTTTTCGCAGTATTCACTCCAACCGCTTGCATCATATGGATCTGGGCGTGCAGGACGAGTAACTTTCCACCAATCATAAATTGCTTTGATCTCTCGTGCTGTTGCTGCTTGGCTATCAGCTCGCTCTGTTATATCCAATGAGGGTTCATCTAACGACATTTCCCACGCAAGATATTCAAGGCCAAGTTCTGGGCAACGTCCATTTTTCCATTTGGACTTTTTACTTTCGTCGATATTACACCAACGACTCTTATAAGCCTTTTCAACCTCGACAAAGTCAACTAGTGAGTTCATAACACCATGTAGCAAACGCTCATCAAGATCATGATATTCACCTGGCTTAAAGTAACAGGGCAGCACATGACTCTTGCGATAAAAACGGTTACGACAATAGTAACGAATATCATCAATGGGAGTTGGGATCTTATCTAAAATCTTATCTAAAAATTCTGGCAGAGTTTCTGTGATGAAGTAAGCAACAGGCTTTTCCTTTTTGGTTGTTTCATGCCAAATATCCCATTCGCCACATGGTAGAGCATATGGCTTTATGATATCAAAACGAGTGCGAAGACGATTAACTAGTTCAGATTCTTCAATGTAATGGCGACGCATTTTTATTCCTCAGAGGGTGTAGTGTATCTAATACCATTCCATGTGGTATTAGTACTTCTATATTCTTTACAAGTTTGGATAACAAGTTCATAAAACTCGTCAATTGAATTTCGCCAAGAACCCATCAATGCATTTGCATTAATTTCAGCAGCGTCCCAATTTCCATCTTTATAATCTTTAATCAATTGAGCATGTTGTACTGACAGATCAACTAAATTAGTCAAAATGTTAATGTCCAAATCTTCAATTAATGCGTAAAGCGTCAATGGTTTTTCCATAGCAGGTTGCATAACCGTATCTAATTCCAATACGATATAGCGTGTTTGTAGTTCTGGCACCAATTTTTCATCAAATATAATTCGCATTCTATAACTATATAGTAAAAGATAAGTGATGTCAATAGAAAATGAAATTTGATCTTGTTTCCGATTTGCATAATAATTTTTGGCCTATAGATGCAAAAATCAATTGGGAAGGTATTGGTACTAGTTTGATAGCAGTGGTGTTAGGTGATGTTAATTTTGATATTGAAGATACCTATCGCACTGTGATCGATATTAGCAAGCATTACAAATATGTAATATTCGTTGATGGCAATCATGAACATAACAATCAGTGCAATCTTCAAGAACATAATGCAAAATTACGTCACCGATTTAGTAAGTACCAAAATATACAATATCTGAACAGAAGTGCAATAATAATAGACAATGTTGCTTTTGTAGGAGCTAATGGTTGGTGGACATATGATTTTATGGAACCAGAAATCAGTAAGGAAGAAGCTTATTCATATTTGGCAAATAATAATATATTCAGTGAGCCATTCATGCATGAAGTGTATCATACTGCAAAAGAAGATGCTAATGTAATGTGTGAAATAGTGGATAAATTAACACATGATTCAAATGTCAGAGAAATAGTAATATTAACACATACAGCACCATATAATTGTTTTATGGATACTCTAATAGAACAACATCCAGTGCATTATAGCAGATGTGGCAGTAGTTTTCTTCCTAGAGTATTAGAGTTTGATAAAAATAGGAAAATAAAAACATGGTGTTTTGGTCATGTACACAATGATTTTGATCAAACTCTAAATAATGTTAGGTTTGTCTGTCATCCTAGAGGCAGGCAAGATGACAGTCCACACAACCTATTTTATTTTCCTAAAATGATTGAAATTAATGGTTAGGTTCAATTTTAATATTAAGAGGGAACCCATTACTGCGAGCAATTGCAGTAACTTCTAATGCTTTTTGCTCAGCTAGTTCATATGGCATTATCGCCACAATTGCCATTCCTTCATCATGAATACGAACTGTAAGTGCTGCCGCACCTTCTTGATTATATCCAAAGAATGTCATTAATGCAGTACAAACAAAGTCTACAGTAGTAACATTATCATTAATGAATATAACTTTAAATTGCGAAGGTGGAGCAATATCCAATCTAATCGCTACTTTTTTCTTTGTTTCAAAATCTGATGACATTTTACCCATCTCAATGTATTTAACATGGTGGGCAGAATACCCACCATGTATTGTATTATATTAGGATTTATATGTAATAGCAATCTTCTTAGGCTGTAGTTCCTCAGGAACATTACGTTCCAAAGTAATCTTTAGAATGCCTAATTCTAGATCAGCACCTGTCACTTCCATATGTTCAGCAATCTTGAATGTGCGAATGAAGGTGCGATTAGCTATTCCCTTGTGTAGGAAATGTCTTGGATCTTCTCCATTCTTCCACTCAACATGCTCTTCATCTGAAAATTCCTTAAAGGTTGGATGACCTTCAATAATCAATTGATCCTTGTCAAGTGTAATTGATAGTTCATCCATACTGAATCCGGCAACTGCTAACTCAATATTATAATGATCTTCATCACTCTTAATGATGTTGTAGGGAGGGTAACCCTGGTTCACTGAGTTTGCAAAGGATCGATCCAACTCATTAAAAAGCTGTTCGAAACCAATAGTTGCACGGTGAAAGGGAGTTAGATCAAAAGTTCTTGCGTTCATAATTTATCTCCTTTAAAAGCAAGATATATGTAGCAGCCTAATCATTTAGCACTGCTACAATACTATATAGCATTTTAGAACAAAAAATCAAGTGTTTATACTAAAAATTTTTAATTTTTTTACCGAACCTGATTAGTTTTACCTAATTCACGATAATCACGAATCTTCTTTTGCCAACGCTTAACAGCACGGGCCATTTCCTTCTTACGCTTCACTGATGGCTTCTCAAAACGCTCACGCTCACGTAATGTCTGGAAAATGCCTTCTGCTTGTACTACCTTCTTTAGCTTACGCATGGCCTTGTTGATATCATTATTATGTACTTCAACAAGTGTACCCTTCTGCCTAATATCTTCGTATTCAAAACTCATTATTCTTCCTCATCCTTTGTAATAGTTAGCTCGCCTGTGACCCATACTTGAATATTCTGAGTAGTCCAGCCTGCTTTAGCCCACTTCGCCCATGAATGCTTCTTAAACCAATTCTGTTCTTTCTTAGGCATATCCTCAGGAAATTCCCAAACATCGTCAATTGGTTAGCCCACTTCGCCCATGAATGCTTCTTAAACCAATTCTGTTCTTTCTTAGGCATATCCTCAGGAAATTCCCATACATCTTCAATTGTCTTACCATTGCGGAAATTAAGAACAGGAATATCTAAAGCTGTAATATCCAGTTGATCTTCAATGTCATACCCTGAAATATCTGGCTTAGTGCCAAATTCAGCATGTGTTGAGGGATATGTAACACGATGTTCAACTCTGAGATCATCCCGTGTCCACTGATCGACAACTACAAGTGGTTCAGCCCCATTAATATACCACTTAATTTCCTGTTCGAGATCAAGCTTGCCGCTGATCCAATACTCGGTATCATCTAGTACCCAGCCTTCATTCTCGAGTCCTTCATCATATTCTTCTTCGTAGATGCTTTCGAGACGTTCAGCTTCTTCAGCATCTACGTCTTCAGGCCATGACCATGATTCCCAACAGCCATCATCCTGCTCCATATCATCAATGTCGCCTAGCGAATAAAGTTCAATTTGATCTTTTTCAAGATTGTAATTGCTAAGATCTGGCTTTTCACTATATCGAGCCCAGCACCAACGCCAGCCAATTTCTCGTTGAGCAACTAATTCGCCTTTCTTAAAATATTCAATTTGTGTACAAGATTTCTTTTCAGCAGTACTAAGCTTCCACGTTGACATTCTTCACCTCATTGATTCTATGCCACTGATCATAGCTTACAGCAAGCCAGCTTAATGAGTCAATAACTTTTCTATGAAATAGTTCATCTAAATCATGATATCCATATGTGAATACATTTGGTTCTCCTAATAAGAACCCTTTTAATCTTTCACACTGTCCAAAGTTTACCATGTTTAATAATACACTTTGACAATTTTTAGACTGTGCTATACACCACGCAGGGTTCTTATCGTTACTTCCATAAAGAAATAAACTGACAGGACCAGGTAGTTTTTTAATTGCTTCTGTGATGGCAGTAATCTCTTCCCATTCAAAATCCACAAGAAGAATTTTAAATGATCTAGAATAATCGAGATCAGGCTCTGTTATTACTTTTTTATCTTCCAGCAAGTTTAAAGTTGTCCTTAAGCAATGGTTCAATAGCTTCTTGTTCGTTAAGAGTTAATAATTCCCATGAAAGCTCGCCTGTTGCTAACATAGTTATAATACCATCTTTAACAGGATCATCTAATAGGTATGAATCATTTTGCTCTTTGTTTACAGGGATCCACTTCTCATCGTTCCATTTGAATACTTTAATTCCGCCACGTTCAGTTAAACAAAACAACTGTCCCAATGATTTTTCTTCTGGAAATGTATCGCCAATCATTGCTGCATTAATAACAAATTCAATTGGATTCTCAAGTACAACAATTTCAGCTTTAAGCTTGCCAATTGTATGTTCTTTATTCTTTAACTCACCTAATAGATTGTCAATTTCTTTAGCTAACTCTGCCATTCGACTGTGATCTTCAACAGGAACTTCCTTAATAAGTTCGACAATCTTCTCAACTTCGACAATCTTCTCAACTTCGACAATTACTTCTCGGTCGATGTATTGAATGGCGGGAGGCTGTTCAACGGGTACGTTGTGCTGTTCATCGCTTGGTGATTGCTGAGATCCGTTCTGGTCTGTTGCACTAATTCTGCTTGTTGTTGTGCTTTCTGGTCGTTGGCTATCTTCTGTAATGTCTTGGGGTCTAATTGTTTGGGCATCTTCTTGTTCCTTTTTAACACTCAATGACATAGTTACAGCAAGTATTAAACAAACTGCAAGTGGATCAAATACTGCAACAATAATAATAATAACCCATCTTACTGCTCGTTCTAGTAGATCCTTATTAATGTTATCGCCGTAAATTAATTGTGCAATGTATTTAATGGGACCAACTTCAGCTTCAGTCTTAGCTTGAGATTGTTGCAGCTTTAATTTTTGATTATTAATATCAGCAATACGCTTGTTTGTGTCGTCAACTGTTTTGTTTAGTGCTTCTCGTTCTTTTCTCTGTTGATTTCTAAGCGTATTTGCTTGTGTAGCAATCTGCCCACCGCGTTGATTTTCAATGGTTTTTGCATTAGTGCTTTGATTTAGGATGTTGTTAATTGCAGCATCCATTTGTGCAATTACACGTTGACTATCAGTGATACGTTGGCGTTCAACTGTAATCTGCTGATCTAGTTGTTCGATTATAAGTTGATTATCCCCAACACTGCTAGTTGCATCAATATGAGCACGACTAAGGAACCCAAAAATTCCCATGCTGGTAACAAACATTAATACAACTACTGCAATGCTGAGATACCATCTGATAGGCCATCCAACTTTATGCCAATTAACATGTAGCCAAACTGTGGTAACAATTTTACCAAATTCTAACACGCCGCCCATTATGATAATAGGAATAAACACACCGCTAAAAATAGCAGCAAGTCCTACGATTGAGTAGTATGCTGCTACACCACTGATGCTAACAGCCGTTAATAAAGCAATAAGGTCTAAGATCATTATTATGCCGCTGTTCTATAAGCAATTACTTTGCTAATTGGATAATAGCTGATTCGAACTTCTTTACCCTGATTGCCACCTAACACAGCAACCATTTTAGCACCATTAACATCGACGAAGGCATAGAAAAATCCAACGTGTCCCATGTTACGATTACGACCACGACGCATTACAACAACATCGCCAATATTAGGAATCTTTGTTGCCTTACCCCATGATAGAAAACTACGGGCCATTAGACTACCAGTCGTTTCCATTCCTGCTTCTGACAATACCATATTTGCCCAAGCAGCACACCATGGGATACGAGCTGGATCAACTGCCTGTCCATTGGCTTCACTTAACTTCTTTTTAAGCATTTGTCTGTCCTTGTGAGAATCCAAACCAATCATGCTTTCAGCTTTAGCTAAAAGTCCAGTATTATTTGATTCCCAAAATCCAGACTTTCTGTTACCTAATCCAGGAAGATTACCTGGAATGCCATCTTCATCTTTTACGAATTTAGATTCTGTTGTTGTAGCACAATCTGTTTTCCAAAATAGAAACTGACATTGCTGCTTATTAGCAATAGATTCAGGAACATATTCACAGTAAAGCCCCCAACTCTTACGCTTGGGGTCTGTTGTACTGGCATTGCAACGAGCAACGGCTGTGGCACTAGATACATGCCATGTTTTACCAAACTTCTTAATAGTAATTTTTTCTTCTTTAGGCTTCGCTAGTACTGGTACAGTAGTGACAAATGTGCCAACTAATACTGCTGCAACTGCGATAAGTGATGTTCTCATTTTAGTTCTCCTTGGCGGTTGTCCGCTTTTAACTGCTTAGGTCGCCAAAATACGTGATGACCAATAATAGCAGTTCTTTCTACTGTCTTTTTATTATGAAATTTATGTTTAATGTTATGGAAACTAAGTGCGCCATGACTTAGATCAGATGTTTCCCCTGACAGTATTAGGGTGGCAATTTCTTGACTAGTATTCCATCGTTTACCACGCGGTTCTTTATGTGCATGGCAAGCCCATCCAAATTGACATTTTTTGGAATCAATATGTGTTATTACTTTACAGATTGTTGATGGATACATTCCACTGCGGGCACGATTTACAATTACATTGCCTACAGCGATTTTACCTGCTCGCGGCTCCGAGCCTGATTCATAGTAGATAGCTTCTGCTAAACACTTATGATCTTGAGTAGTTGCATTTACTACTATTTTTCCTTCTGCAGTTGCACAACTTGCCAAAGCAATAGTTGCTGTAACTGCCATCGTTGTTATAATATTCAATACACTCTCCGTTTTAACTAGGGTTGCCACGCCCTAGCGATCTCCTCAAATTAGTTTATACTATACTACTTATCTTGATTCTATTTGTCAAATACTAAATAAAATGTCGATCACGATGTTACGAGCATCTATCGACTCTATCGCTAGAAGGAGCAACAGCATGAATAATATTTATTCTTCTGAATACACAGGATATGTTTATATCTGGTATGATACTAAATCAAAATTTTTTTATATAGGCGGGCATTATGGAAAAGTAGATGATGCTTATATCTGTTCGAATAAACCTATGAAAAGAGCATACAATATAAGACCAACTACATTTCGTTTTAAAGTACTAGAATATACTATTGGTACTACTAAAGACTTAAGAATATTAGAACAGAAATGGTTAGATAAGATAAAAGATTCAGAATTAATGATATCCGAAAATGTTCAAAAGGGTTCTTGTCGCTATTATAATGTAAAGAAAACATCATCGGGCGGTAACGGGGCAGCGAACAAGGGGAAATCGCATTCAGCATGGAATAAAGGATATGACAAAGAAGAAATGAGATTGCGTAAACAAGGGTTATTATGTTTCATAGTAGACAAACCAAAGATACAAACACTAAAGAAATCAAAAATAAGAAAAACGCCAATGCGAAACAAAGGATTAAAAGTATCGAAACAACTGCGTTCATTTATATGCAAAGCGTGTAAATGCGAATTCACATCTATCAATGATCGTAAAACTTGCTCATTATCGTGTGCTGGCAAGATTGCATGGAACAACGGTACTGCTGTGCCAGGATTTAAGAAAAATCAAACAGCATGGAACAAAGGTTTACCAAACTCAGCATCAGCAGAAAACGGCAGAAAGAGTGCTGCTAAACTATCAGCTAAAGTAAAAGGTAGGAAACTTGCCAGAAGAGAGGATGGTAGTAGATACTGGACTTATCCAAATGAGAGTGGGGAGATTGGATAATACGGTTCTCCCCGGACCGCAGACTTTAAACCTTAAGCGGCAATTTTCATTGCTTCAAAAGGAGTGTTGTCATTTGCTGCTTTCGCTGCATTTATAGAGTTTGGACAGATCTATCAATTTGATAGCGGTCGTTCCTTCCCGACTATCTACTTCAATCTTTACAGCACCAATCGAAACCTATTTCGCCCCCATCATAAGCACTACTCGACTTACATTCCCCTGCATACGGCATTTCTGGTGCAGCTAATGCGTTAGTGCTTATGGTGGAGGCGGGGAGATTCGCACTCCCGTCTTGCCGCCATATTCCATTGCTATCAACAACAGTATGTTATTTATAACAGGTTAAACATAGAATGTCAAATTATTTAGGTATTGAAGCAGGACCTGAACCGCCAAATCCTTTATTACCAAATACTGTTTGATCATTACGATCCATTGCAGTATCAAACATGCTTCTGCTACCTTGTCCTGGCGCAAAATTATTGACATTAAATCCAGGAATTGCGCCGATTGCCCCTTGGGCAAATATCTGTTGTATTATATCAAGTAAATTAGCTGCTATTCCGCCAGTTACTGTGTTTGTTAACCCGGTAATATTAGATCCATTTACTTGTGCTAATAACTCTAATACTCCATATACCATTTGATCGGTATTGAAAGGATTATTATATTTTGTCGTAACAATGCCGCCGTACAATGCCCTGTTTACTAACTGCAACATTGTGGTCACAAATATATCATTGTTAGTTAATAACAGACCATTTGGTTTAATCTCACCAAACTTAATAGGATTTCCTTTATTGTCTTTAATTAACAAATCTGGAAAATTTACTACGATATTATTAGTAACAACATTCTTTACTATACTTTGGCCAATATTTTCCAAAGTTGTTGGATTTGTATTCATCCATAAGCTGTCAGTGTAGATCTCATCCTTTTGATTGTTTAACAATGGAATTTCTGAATAGCCCATGGCCATTAGGGTTTGATCTCTGTTAACAATATAAGTGTCAGTTGGGGTACGAGGATATACGATTGTCTTTTGAAACTGTGGAGTAGAAGGTAAATTACCAGTATATAAAGCTTGATAGAAATTCTCAGGCTCTCTATAATATTGGCTTTGAGGTAACTTATATTTTTCTACATTAATACCTAAGTTCGCTAATGCCTGTGCATTTCTAGCTTGACGCATAGTATATTTGATTGCATCACCGTAAACGTCATTAGTACATACTCGTTCGACGTAATCAGCAGGCTGTCCATATCCTGTTTGTGTGCCTAGATAATCTAATGATTGTGCAAAGGCCATTCCAGTCATTGGAGTAGATGGTGGTAAATTGAAAATATCAATTTGATGCATTAACAAGTTATTGTTTTCTCTTACTAGCTGAGCACAACTTGCACTCCAAGCTAAATTAAGCTTATTAATCATATCTAACAAAATAGGATCTGTCGTATTCAACAACTTCTGCTGTTCTGCTTCGATCAATGGAATAAATGCCAACACAGCATCATCTAACGTATAGAAAATTTGACTTCCACTTGGGAATGGCACAGTGATACTTGGACTATCTCCCGGCACCGGTGGGCTTACTGTGCTATCAGCTACTGTTCCTAGATCAGTATACTGTCCACTAGCTAAGTTGTTTAACAAAGTAATTAGAGTCACTAATGTTGATGCTGCTGAATGATTTTGGATATACTTAATAGAAGCAGCAATAACTGGGGCAGTATCTGCATGAACATATCCTGCAGGGGTACCAATCATGTCAGCCATAGTTTGTTCGCCTAAGCTGCCGCCGCCATACCCATACGTCTGTAGTAGGCTAGCTCCTATTGCAGCAGGTAAAGGTTGGGCCAACTGACTTATATTATTAAGATCTGTTGCTGTTTCAACTTGGCTAAATGCAACGCCAATATCATAAACCGTAGCTGCTTGGCTAACACCCATGACTGCTAGATGAACGCCCATTTCTCTAAAGTTATTAACAGGCATACCTTTATAGCTAGTAGGCATCATTTTCTGTAATAAACATATCTCGCCTAGATTAGCAATTTGTGTTGTCATATTAAATGCAGTTTGTACAACACTAATAGCAGCAGGATCTGTAATTGCAGTTAACATAGCCAATGAAACTCTATCATAAATTGGATTATCAATGCCTGCAACAGGAACCTGATTAGCTAACATAATATCAGTTAAGCCGATAATATCGCCTATTCCAAAATTTAATAATTGAGCAATAATGTTGCCGGGCTGCATAAAACGCATCATATTAGTTGCATCCCACTTGCCCATTGCAATCATGTCGGTTGATATAGCACTGACATTCTGTCCTAATGTAGTGACACTAAATGTCATCGCATCTTGCATATTACGAGTTGCTGATCCTTGCCCGCCTACGCCATTGCCAAATTGTAAAGCCATTGCTTCGCTCACTGCACCAACCATTACTCTATTGCCAGCAGCAGTACCAGCTGCTATCTGAATTAGAGTAGCATATCTACCTAAATCAATGCTGCCATTTACTGCTCGCTGGCCAGTTAAATTCAATGTTCCGTTTAATGCACCTGTTGCTACGGCACCTATGCCTACAGATAGTGATAAGTTACCAGTCATATTGTTAGAAACAGTGGCAATCATCCCACCAAGTCCGCCTGCGAGACCAAATCTTGCAGCCGCACTTAACGGATATCCAGCAGCAGTAGCTCCTAATACACCTGCAAATCCGCCTACTACAGCTTGTGCCAGTCCAGCTGGCATAACTCCACTTAATCCTGGAATTAAGTTTGCTCCTGTTGACATAAATGCATTAAATGCACTGGAACTCAATGCCTGTACTGGGTTTGCTCCAGCAGCTATCATACCTAATGATCCGCCAATTGCTTGCCCTGCAATACCACCTAAAGTACTTCCTAACGTACCTGCTGCGCCACCTAATGATGCACCTAAAGCATTACCAACTGCACCGCCTAGTCCACCTAATGCGCCAGATAATGCTCCTTGAATTCCGCCACCACTGAGTACACCTTGAACAGCACCCATAACAGCAGCTTGTCCCAAACCGCCCAATGCTTGTCCAATACCTGTACCTGCTAGTAGTCCAGACAAGCCCATTGCGCCGCCTAAACAACCTGCTGCTGGGATTGATGTCCCAGCAGCTGCCGCTCCTGCGCCTCCTAAGCCGCCACCGCCCCCACCTGTACTTGGATTTGAACTTGTATCCCCGTTAGAACCCGAAGGGGGAGAAGTAAATGAATCTTGAGTTACTTTGCCCAAATTTCCATTTGCATCAAGCTGAGAAACTTCATCTGCGGTATACGGTTGATTAGTATTTGGATTTGTTGTAGCTGTACCGTCTGGATTATATACCGGTTGCCCATTTACAATAGGATTAGCAGATACAGTGCCATCGGGTAATGTTACATCTTTACCATATGCATAATAGTTACCTGTACCTGGGTCAACTTCTACATAACTACCATCTGGTTTGGTATAGACTGTATTACCATCAGACGCTACTTCTGATTTAGTATATCCTTGTGATGCAAGAACAGGCGGAATTGCCAACCCGCCGGAGCCGCCTTGTACTGCGCCAGTTGATGAATACTGTTCAGCAGCAGATCTTCTTAAATCATATCCAGAATCAGTACCTTCAACTTTTTTAGCAAATACGTCGGACGCTGCCGTTGGAGAAATCGACGAATTTGGATCATTAATATAATTGTTATATGTACTAGTAGCAGTGCCATCTTCTTTACTAGCTATGAACCCAGCTTGTGTTGCCAATGACGGAGTGCCGTTTCCTCCGTTTGAGGGAAGATAACTAGTATCGCCAACTTTATTTGAATACGCTATCAGTGCATCATATCTAGAACTATTCCATTGCATTAATCCATAAGATCCATATGGATCAACCCCTATAGATTCTGCGGTTTGACTTGCATGTGTTGTATCACCATTAAGAATTGCAGTAGGATCAAAATAAGATTCGCCTTTAACATTGCCTATTGCCCCTGCAACCTGTGTTGGATTCATTCCTGTTGACTGGAATGCTTGGGCAATAACAGGCACATTTTGCGGAGATGGAGTTGATCTAGACACAGGTTAATTTCCTAAATTTTTTTAATGTTATCATACCGAATTACCTTTATTATCTACAATAGGTTTAAGGAGATTTTGTGGAGATACAGGTAATTGAGGATTAAAAGTTGGGTTAGATTGTATATAAGCCGTACTATAAGATACATTTGCAAATGTTCTATTTGCAGGATTTTCATCAGTCAATACAACATTTAATACACCTGGAATAGCAGCAGGTACTCCGGTAAGTCTAACTTTTTTTCTGTCAGTTGGACTAAATTGGGCACTGGCCCTTGCAGCAAGATCTGCTCGTTGAGCATCTGACAGAGTATCAGTTGATTGTGTTAGTTGATAATAGATATTTGCATCTTCTCTTTTATCAGTGATTCTCGACGGCGGCGCTAACCCGCCTGCTACAGATATAGTATCTGCTACAGTTGGATATAGATTAGATATTAATGATTGATTAACAATATAAACTACATTTGCACCAGGACCTTGATACATAAAATATGGAGGGGGTGTTACACTTGTACTAGAAATAAGTGTAAATCCAGGTGGCGGACTACTAACTAATAATCCAGGCGGCGGAGCTATTGCAGCAGACCCGTATACTGAACTACTTTTAATATTTTGAGTTAATGTAGACAGATATTGACTGTCGGCTATGTTGTTAGCACTAGCTAGTTTTTTGATGTAGCTATTGATAGGAATAGATTCGATGGCTCTTTTTACACTACTTCCAACAATTCCATTTTCGAAATCAAAATCACTTACTTTACCGGTTGTATATGTTCCTGTAGAATTTACTAAACTATCGATCGGTGTTAGATTAGCACGGATAACTCGTTTTCTTCTGCTGCCTGATGTATGTACAGTAGCAGGAAAATTTACTAATATACCTGTAACTGGATCTTGAACTGGAGGATGATAACTTTTTACCTGAGTTACTCCAGGAATTAATCCACTACGACTCCAATTTATCAAACTGGTGTGAATACTATTGTTTATAGGTACTGTATTTTGAGAATTAATTGTTACTGGATTATAGAAAGTATATGATGTGCTGTTTATATTTGCATTACTAACTGTGGTAAATTGTGCTAGAGTATTACTCTGCACATATCTAACTACACCTAATAAAGATTGAAATTTACCATCTATAGCATATGTATTTCCAAATATTTGATATCCTGCATCCAACTGTTTAGTGAATATAGTATTAGAACCTATAACTGCTGAATTAGTAGTGTAGACAGTTATAGTGCCATTTCCTTTATTTGGATTATCAGTAAATCTAAATGTATTTGGATCAAAATTAATTACTGACTGTGTATATGATTGAAACTTAAAATTAGTTGGATTTACATTTGAGGTAATACCCGCAGCAGCAGGACGAATAAGGATAGCTGAGGTATCACTAATAATACTAGAAATTTTTCCAATATATGTATTAGCAGAATCTCTAATAACATAAGTGTTGCCCAGTTGAGTAGTAAATGAAGTTCCATATCCTACAACCGTTGTAGTACCATTGACAATGTTTACATTGCCTGTACCACTTGTTAACGATCCATAATAAGCAGTTACAGGCTGTGCTTGAATATTGCCTGTATAACTATTATACGCATTTGCTATCGTAGTTACAGCCATTTAGATACCACCAACTAATACAGTTACATTTGGCGGATATACCGCTAACGGATGTAAACAAGCTAATAATGATCCTGCGTGAGCTACTGGTTGCATACCCAAAGTTCTAACTGTCTCAGTGCATAATGTTGCTATTGGATTAGGTGGATGAGGGTGTCCAGGTGCTGGATGCGGAGTACAGATACTAAGACCTCTACATGCAATTGGCCGTCTAGACAATCCAACTAATACAGTTGGTACACCGGTAGTAATAACACCAACAGTTCCAAATAATGGATTCATAACTGACGCAACTGGAAACATTTATATTCCTTAAACTAAACCACTTGTAGAAAGAGTAAGCCCAGTAGTCTTTTCCATATACTGACTGGCCATATCCTTATCGCATTTGGCATGGAATGCCACTGCATGTTTATTTAACACTACAGGATCTACATGATTTGAAGCAATGGGAACAGGCATCATACCAAGCCCACCATTGGGAGTATTGATTAACGCCATTGGCTTAATGAGAATGAACTCTGACTCACGATCTTCTGATATACGTGCGAGTAGTTCCTCGCCGCTTGTTAGTTTAAAGTCTACTACGTCACCTACATTATAATTGAAATTTGTCTTTGCCATTAGCATATTGTTGAATCCGTTTTGTTAGGTCTGCTGGGGAAAGTGCATTTAGGCCATCATAGCCGCCTTCCACTAATACTCTTGTACCGAGATAAATTTGAGGGACAGTCTTATGTCCCTTGCTTTTAATGAACTCCAATGCCTTAGCATCTTCAGTTACATCAACTTTGGTAAATGCAATGTTGTTTCGCTTTAGATAATCTGCTGCTCTATCGCAGTAGGGGCAGGCAGGTTTGCTGTAAAGTGTAATCATTTGCTGTTCCTAATATAGTTATTATAGTTTAATCTAGGCTAGATATTTTCCAACCTTTTGATTTTCCAAATTTAGGAATTCTATTATTTCTATGTGCGGCAGACATTGTCGCAAAACTAATACCTAATTTTTCACAAAATCCTTTAAGGTTTCCAATTTGTTCAAATACTTCGCCATATGGAGATGTGATTTTCCAATGCTTACTTTCGGGATGCTCTGCACCCGACACTGATTTCCTATTATTTTTTATTTTCTCTATGGTTTCAGATGATTGCTTTCGGCCATACATGCCATTGTTTTTACCACTACTTGCTTTTCTTATTTTTTCCTTAGTTTCGTTTGTGTGTTGTTTTGGACCATATCCGCCTCTAGCTTTTTGTATATCTGCTCTTTTCTTTCTTTCAATTTTAGCTTGCTCAACTCCGTAAATCTCATCATATGTTTTACCCTTATGATTTGGAGGAGTAGCATCTAAACAAATATTAGTTAGAATGCCATAATTCTCATATCCTTTTCGACCATATCTTAAAATTAGATCTGATTCCATTTTATAAGCAAATGCTTCATCTATTATATCTTCAGCAAGATATTCTATCCTTGGTTCTAATCCAGCAGATCTAATAGCAGCAATCTTATTTTCTTTATGTTGATTTCTAGTTTCTGGTACTTCCCAAAGATGTGTTTTTGCTCTTCTCCCTGTACCTTTTCCAATATAAAAAGGCATTTCATTTCTAGGATCAATTAAAGCATAAACATAATACATATTCTCAGTCTCCTGATTATATTTAGTAAAAGACTGAGAATATATATTATTTGTTTTATATATTTGTTCATTATTTTTTAAACTGGCAAATACATTTAATTTTCTTTTGTCGGAAAAAGGAGTTATATCAATTAAATTTCCGCTATCGTCTTTCCAAACACTATGTAATATAGCTTGATACCCCCAAGCACTTTCAACGAAATAATATCCTAGTATTTTCTCACCATTATGACTTAGAATATAATTTTTTACATTTGTATGACAGATATTTTCGTCGCAACTAGCATCAGGTGTGACTGGAATATTGCCAATCCAGTCACACCCAATTTCTTTAGCAAATTCGGCTACATCCTTTAATGTTGGAATAAACCAAATCAAAGTTTAAATCCAACAAAAGAATTTTGATCAACATCTTGTTTTGTACCGCCACTAATNTAACTGGACAATTGAACTTGCTGTGGTGCCACTTGAACATCTCCGCCAGCAATCCACTTCTGGGTCCATGGCAATGGATTACTTGCTGTTTTATAAGGGCATACTAGCCCAACTGCTGTCATACGCTTATGAGCAATCCATTCAATATATTCACATAGTAGTTGATAGTTAATACCAATCATGCTGCCATCTCTGAATAGATATTCTGCCCATTTCTTTTCTTGTTCAACTGCATCAACAAATAATTTGATACAGTCATCTTTAGTCTCTTCTGCAATCTTAACAAAGTCAGGATCATCTTTTGGCAGTAACTTCAACAATGATTGTGTACCTGCTAGATGCACATTCTCATCACGAGCAATAAACTTAATGATCTTGGCGTTGCCTTCCATCTTCTTGACTTCAGCAAATGCCCAACTGCAAGCAAAGCTAACATAGAATCGAATACCCTCAAGAACATTAACTGACATCAATGCCATCCACAATGCTTTCTTATGTTCATAGGAATTTACATTTTGATTACTAGCAAGTAAGTTGTTCAGTAGAATCAATTCATCATAATACTTGCTAATATCACCAGCACAATCTACAATTTCAGCAATATCTATCAACTCGTCAAAAATCTTAGAAGGGTTTGGGTAAACATTTTGAATGATATGGGTGTATGAGTAAGAATGAATAGTTTCACTAAATGTCCAAGTTTGAATCCACGTTTCCAACTCTGGCAAACTACAAATAGGTCCAAAAGCAGCAGTAGGAGCACGACCTTGAACACTATCTAACAAGATTTGTCTCTTTAAATTACTTGTGAAGATATGCTTCTCGTGATCAGTTAGATCTTTGAAATCCTTTGCATCCCGCAATATATCAATTTCTTCAGGCTGCCAAAAAAACCCACGCTGTTTCTTTGTCAACTTATCAAATTGACGATATTTCATAATATCATAACGCTGAATAGTTACGGGTGCATCAAAGAAGGCTCGCACCTTAGTATGATCCTGACGATTCTTCGTATCAAATACACTCATTCAAATTCTCCTGTGTTTTAATTATACAATTTTATTAAAGAATAATCAAATTGTACATGAATCGCAGTCAGACTGACTGGGCAATTCTTCTGGCAAGTCTTCCATAAACTTAGCAACATTGATCTCACCTTGCCCATCAAAAGTGTTGAAATAATATAAATTTTTTCCGCCTAACTTATAGTGCAATAGTAACAACTTAAGCATGTCACTCATCGGTAACTTCTCATCAGGATAGAATTGAGGATTATATGAAGTATTGACTGAGATAGCTTGATCAATATACTTCTGCAATACAGCACAAATCTTAATATAACCTTCTGGGTTTGGTTGATCCCACAGCAATTCATACTTGTTCTTAAGTTTCTTAAATTCAGGTACAACCTGCTTTAGAACACCATGCTTGCTCTGCTTGATTGAAATGTAACTGCGTGGTGGTTCAATACCGTTAGTAGCATTAGCAATCTGTGCTGATGTTTCTGCGGGCATCAGTGCCATTAGTGTGCTATTACGAATACCATACTGCTTGGCCATTTCACGAAGTCCATTCCAATCCATACGCTCGCTGTATGATACAACTTCATCAATATCCTGCTTGCGAGTATCAATTGGCATAATACCCTGTGCATACTTTGTTTCGTGCGACTTAGGACATGCACCTTTTTCCATTGCGAGGTCAACTGATGCCTTAATGAGATAATAACTCATTGCTTCCATATATTCGTCAAGCTTATTGAGGCTGCTGTCGTCGCTGTACTTAAAGTCATTCTTAGCAAGCCAATAAGCAAGATTGATAATACCAATACCAAGCGGACGACGATTCATTGTGCTAATCTTAGCAGCTGGAACTGGGTAATCTTGATAATCTAACAGCTCATCTAATGCACGAACAGCAAGCTTGCAAGGACGTTCGAAATCTTTAGGTTCCTTAATATTACCCCAGTT